CCAATGCAGTCTCTAGGCCGTCGACTATACGCGTCCGCATCAGAAAGTTAATGTATAGTGATTAAGATATAACTGAATTTATTAAATAGCGCAAGGAATACCTGCATCGAAAATCTACTTTTCGGATATATAGCTAGATTTAGCTAGCTACAGAAAACTCAGGAGCTGACATTTCTACCTTAATTTGTCTATAAGCTATTTCAGCCTCAGACACCTTAATCTGGTTAATGATATCACGAATTTTTTCGTCTATCTTAACCATGTCAAGAGTATATTTTCCCTCTTGAATGTAGTGTTGCTCCCAATCAAGTTCTAGGGCTCTCTTCTTTGTGTAAAGAGCTTGAACGTGATTTATCATCTACGATCTCCTCATAGGTTATCCAGCATTTGTCTTTAGCAAAAGATCTCATGCTGTCTTTGAATATTACCCCATTTTGTCCTATTTTGTCAAGGATAGCATTCTCTATATCTTTCGCTGTATCATTAGCTTCAATATCAAAATCAGCTTTATAACCGTACGCTCTAATTTTAACTTGAAACAATTTTGTCATAACTAATTCTTTCTAACACATTTAAGGGGCCCCATAAAGAGGCCCCAAAAATAAAAAATGCTTATATACTAAGCACCTGGTGAGCCAAACAAACCTCTAGGGTCAGACCAGCCGAAGCTGTATCTTTCTCTAGCTTTGTATCTAACGTTACCAGTATCAAAATCACCTTCCATAGAAGTTTTGATAGCAGCTCTAACAAAGTTTTTCATTCCATTTGGAACGTCAGTTTTGATAAAGAATGCATCAGAATCTGTTAAGAAGTTGTTCACAGTATAACCCTGTGGAATCATTCCTAATGATTTGATTGCATTGATGTCGTTATTAGCAGTACCAGTTCTACCAGCAGATGCCATTAATCTCTCAGCTGTGAATTGTAATTCACTAGGGATAATTAATTTAACACCTCTTGCAGCAATCTTTAAACCACGTTCATCAGTGAACGCATTGATATCAATCAATGACTGTTCTAATGAAGTTTCGTTTAAGTCAGCAGCAGTTGCTAATTCATTTCTAAATGAACCAGCAATAGTAGGGTGAGCTTGATCCAATAAAGGAGAGCCATCACCACCTGGGTAAGAGCTTGAAAACGCATTATTAAGTACGTTTGCAGCAGTTACCTGCTTAGTGTTTGCCATAGATCTTGCTAAAGCTTTTGTATATCTAGACGCAAGTCTATCATACAAATTATCTTCAATCGCTTCTTCAGTGATTGAGAAAGCAAGCGCTACAGTGTTATGTGTGTATCTAGCTGTGAAAGTTTCTTGAGCATTGTCAAAAGTCACTCCAGAACCTTCTGGCTTAACTTGAGCATTTGCGAAACCTGATAACATAACTTCTTCTTCAAAAGCTCTGTCAGAAGTTTCTACATCAAATATTTCAAGATGCTGATTTTCATAACGTTTGTACTCCAGGCCGAATAGTGCATTCAATCCTGGTTCTAGTTCTTTAACTAGTTGTCCTCTTGATATAGCCATATTCTTATACTCCTGTAGTTGTTAAGAATTGATGAGTATTAATTCTAGTTACAAACACAACGTGTGATTGAGTTAGATTATTATCACCAGTATCTTTAGTTGTACCAAGTACCTGTAATTGAAGAGTGTTCGTTGTATTTAACGAAGCTGCATTCAATCTAGTTCTAGATACATAGTTTGCTGAGTCCCCAGCTAAATAAGTTATACTCGCATTTAAGAATATATCTGTTTGGGAACCGCCAGTCGTTTTATTAGATCTGATCTCAAATCTTTCATAAGGATCGTCACTTACGAATGCAACAATATCACTTGCTGCAACGCTAGGAACATAATTCCTCCATGTTGGTTTTTGAGTCGTTGGATCAGTATAGAAAGATCCGTTAAGTGAACCTAATAGTGTTTGGTTCGTAGCTGCAACTGCTATAGTTCCAGTGTTTACTGCTTTCACAGCATCATTGAAATATATAATAGTTGGGCTTGAAGCCACACTATATTCACTTAAACCTTGAGCATCTCTATTTTGACCAACTTTACCAATCGGTCTTAGACCGAAGCCTACTGAGCTTCTATTAGCCATTTGTTTTCTCCTTGTTTAAGTTTTTATTACCTTGTTGGTATTGCCAAAAAATTACTTTTTGTTCGTACCACCAAAAGTTACACGAGTCTGCCTCTCATTATTGATAGGCATACTTGGATGTTGATCCTTATAAAGGTCGTTATCAATTGCTTCTTCGCGAGCTTCAATTTGTTTTCTAAAATAAGCTTCACGAGATTTTGCAACCTCTTCCGGTATCCTTGCCAACACAAGGCCACCAACTCCGATTACTCCCGCGTATTTACCATCTTTGACTTCAGGGTAAATAGATCCAGGATATTCATCTGCTCTTACGAGCTCCCATCCTGATCTAATTTTACCAGTCATATTTTTGGTATCGTCGAAGCCTAAAACTTCAGTACGAATCCATCTATGTCTAAAGCCATCTGGTGCCGGCGGGGCATCTAAAGATGACGGTGGAGTCCAAGTTGTAGGTCTCTTTTCAGTAGATCTAGTTTGGCTCGCACGAGGGGTCTTAATTGTTTTATTTTTTTCCATATGCATTTACTCCTTCGTGATTATATGTTTCGCATATTCTTCAAGTGGCACACCTAATTTTTTAGCAATAGCTACTTGAGAAGGCGTGAGTCTCACAGTTTTGCGATTACTGTTTTTTCCACTTCTATTAGCCGAAGCTACATTTTGAACTGGTTTTGCAGTTATCGTTTGTGATGCAGTTGTAGCAAATTTATGAGGAAACTCAAGTCTTATTCTTTTATCAATTTCCGTATAATATTCGTCACTTTGAGCATCATATCCTTCTTCTTCCACAAGTTTCTTGTGTAATCCAAAGGCTGTGTATGTCATTGCCTCATCTTGTCCAAACCATGTATTTTTACCGGCCCAACTTTGAGCTTTCGGATCTGGATTGATAGGTTGTTCTTGTTGAACAGCTTGTTGTTGATTTAACTGAACCCTAGGTTCAATTTCCTTAGCTTCTGATTGTCTAGATTTAAGATCAAGAAGTCTAGCTTCTTCGTATCCTAATTTAGATATCTCAGTTTGTGCTGCGATTTCAGCTTTTAGATCACCATCAATTCTAGCTTGTGCTAATTTAGCAGCAGCAGATTCAACTGATGATTTTATTCTTTTCTCCATCTCAGATACATAACCTGTATCTAATTTGGTAAGGCGTCCAGCTAGAGAATCTTTCTCAACTTGGATTTTACGTGCATATTCGATAGCAGCTTCTCGCTGTCTTTCAGCTTCTCGCATTTTCTTTGTTAGTTTTGCTATTCTCTTCTTAACACCTTCACTGTAATCTTCTAATTCTTTCTTGTTATCTGTATCTGTGGACCCTGTTCCTTGGTCCTTGTTTTCTGTATCTTGTTTATCTGCCTTAACATCAGATTGCTCATTAGATTGCGCAACTGTGTCAATGGACTTAACGTTGTCTTTTTCATTTGATACTTCTATCTCGTTTGATTCTGGAAGCTTGACGTCTAATTCGACCTCGGCTCCTGGACCAGATGTATCTATGTCAACGGTCTTCTCATTTTTGTTTTCTGGCATAGTTTTCTCCTATGTTTATATATAGTGAAGTACATCTTCAGGATTTTTAATTGTCCCTAAGACTTCATCGTCATTTAATAGACGAACTTCACCGCCTTCAATTGGAAGTCTTGAACCCGCATAACGAGCAAAGATCACCCAATCTTTTTCCTTGCACCAAGGGCCTGTTGGATATTTTTCTTTATCCAAATAAGCTAATGGTCCAATCTTTAAAACATAACCGCAGTTTGTTGCGATCCTTGCTTTGTCTAAAGATTCCTGTGATATGATTAATCCACCTGCTGTTTTATCTTTAGGTGTAAATGGTAATACTAGTAACCTCCAACCAGACGGTTGTGGTAGACTATCAATTAAAGATTCAGAAATATTTTCTGCTCTTATAGTTTTATCTTCAACTTTTTTGTTTTCTTCTTTATACTTTTCCTCAAGACCTAGGTTTATCTTTGGTACTTCCTTTTCCGAGGTCAATAACGTTTCCTTTATCATCTTTTCGCTCCTTTTCATTTAGCAGGTTAGAGATTTCCTGAATTACTGTTTGATAGGCATTTGCCTGTCCTTGCATATACTTATATTTCTCCATGTTGTCAACATTACCAGATATCATAGCATCACCAATTCCTTGATATTGCTCTCTAATAAACTTCTGTAATTTGCTTAAAAACGTAACTGCGTCCATTTCTTTCTCCTTTGTTGGTTATATTAACAATTCCACTTACGTAAAGATTTATTAATCCTTGAATCAGGATCTCTTGCCGTCTTAGCTGATGTTAATCTTTTTTTCATGCCTTTCATTCTAGCACAAAATGACTTTCTTCTTTTAGCAGATTTAGAACCTGGTTTCAACTTACTAGGTTTAGTTGTGACTGCCATTGATAATTTTGATCCTGGATTTGCAGCTCTATAAGATGCAATGCCTTTTCTATTTAATCCACCCGATTCAGATTTACCTTCTTTACGTTGCCATGCAGGAGTTGATCCTGATGCAAATTTACGTCTTACAATACCTTGTCCTCTTAAAGAAATATCACCCATATTAATAATACTTAGTTACTTTTTTTCTGTCTGGCATTACTTTTCCACAACCTCTTGCAATACCACCATTTTTAAAATGTTCAACTGGGTTGTATTCTCTTGTTGAATCTTCTGGATGCAATGAATTTAAATATTCAAATTCAGTATCTGCTTCCATACGTTCTTTGTATTTTTTATTTCTTTGTTCTTCTAATTTTTTAAACTCAGCTTGTCTTGCTCGTTCTTCTTTGTAATATTTGTTAGCCATTATTTCCAACCTCTCATAGCAACTTTTGGTTTACCTCTAATTAAGCCACCTTTAGCTTTTCCTGGTGGTTTTGGTTCTACAGGTGGTTCTATAGGAACAACAACATCATCTTCTGTATTTCCACCAGTTCCAAGTTCTTCAGCAAGATCTATAAAATCTTGTCTTGTTCCACCTTTTTTGGCTAGATCAATAAATTGTTGTCTTTTAGATTTGCCCATTGTTTTTTATTTTGGAAAACCTTTTTTCATATTAGAGTAAGCTTTTTTAGAAATGGTAGATTTAGATTTAGGACGACTTATACCTAATTTTTTTCTACGATTTATATTTGCCCAAAGTCCTGGTTTAGAAGAACCACCTTTTTTAAAAACACCTCTGCCTTTTAAAACATCGGCTCTAGTAATTTTTCCATCTTTATTTAAATCTGGAAATGCTTTTCCA